TTGAAACGGCTCGTGCATGGGCAAAAGAGCAAAACTGGACGGCTAAAGATATGCAAGCCGCTAATAAGGCATGCCTTGCTCGTGGGTACTCATTATCTGAGCTGCAAGCCGCTATTAAGACCCTCTAATTCACCCCACCAACTAACACGACACAAACCAAACCAAACCAAACAAAATCATGAAAAACATCATCATTGCATCCAAACAATCAAACACCGGCAGTATCCACGACCTCGCTAGCGACACCATGGACCGGGTAATCAAAATCCCGGCAAGCGCCGGATACATCATCATTCTTGCCGCCTACTATGGCGGCAAGGGCTACAGCACTCACTCCACCGCTGAGGCCGCAGTTAAAAAAGTAAAAAACCTTAGGAAAAACAACTACAGCTTCCGGGCTTTTGACGCTGAGGGAACACACCTTGATTGGGATGGGTGCAATTTTGAAATAGGGGATTCAAATCATGATTTGTAATAGCATGATTCCAAAAAACCAACCAAACCAAACATATGACAATCGCACAGCAATTAAAGATCAAGGACTTCCCGTTCATCATCAAAGATAAAAACGGCAATGAAATCTATCATGAAAACTCCGATGGCTTTTGGTGCAAAAAAGAATTTGATACCAATGGCAAAAAAATCTATCATGAATACTCCACTCGCTATTGGTGGAAAAGTGAACGTGATGCAAATGGCCATGACTATGGCCAATACGACTAGGGTGTTATCAGAGATAGCCTAGCAACTCCTAGCAACGCCTCATCCTCTCGCGGGGATGGGGCTTTCTGGGCGCAAACCAAACATATGACAATCGCACAGCAATTAAAGATCAAGGACTTCCCATTTACCATCAAAGATAAAAATGGCAAAGAAATCTATCATGAAGACTCCGATGGCTCTTGGCGGAAATGGGAACGTGATGCAAATGGCAAAGAAATCTATTGTGAGCACTCCCATTGCATTTGGTGGAAAAGTGAACGTGATGCCAATGGCATTCAAATCTATTGTGAATACTCCACTGGATTTTGGTGGAAATGGGAAATTGATGCCAATGGAAAAGAAATCTATTACGAAGACTCCAAGGGTGTTATCAGAGATAATCGCCCAAAGCAAGTCGAACTAACGCTGGAACATATCGCTGATAAGCTCGGAATCAACGTCGGGCAACTTAAAATCAAAGACTAATATGAAAACAATCGCACAACAACTAAACGTAACCGCATTTCCGCTCATTATCAAAAATGCCGATGGCAGTCAAATTTATGGTGAAGACTCCGATGGCTATTGGTGGAAAAGTGAACGTGATTCCAATGGCAGTCAAATCTATGGTGAAAACTCCGATGGCTTTTGGTGGAGATGTGAAAGTGACGCCAATGGCAAAGAAATCTATCATGAAAACTCCAATGGTGTTATCAGAGACAAGCGACCGAAGCCCGTTGAACTAACGCTGGAACAGATCGCAGCTAAGCTCGGCATCAATATCGGGCAACTCAAAATCAAAGACTAATATGAAAACAATCGCACAACAATTAAAGATTAAGGACTTCCCATTCAGAATCAAGGATAAAGACGGCAATGAAATCTATTGTGAATACTCCGATGGCTTTTGGTGGAAATGGGAACGTGATGCCAATGGAAAAGAAATCTATTTTGAAAACTCCGATGGCACTTGGTGGAAAAGAGAACATGATGCAAATGGCAAAGAAATCTATTGTGAAAACTCCGATGGCTATTGGCGGAAAAAAGAACATGATGCCAATGGCAAAGAAATCTATTCTGAAAACTCCGACGGCTACATTGAAGACAATCGACCAAAGATCGAAGCCGAGCTAACCTCAGTAAGTGATGAGATTGCCGACATGAATATAAACAACCAAGAACTTACCGCATGATAAAACGACCAGTAGGCCGACCGCCAGGCAGCGGCAAAGGAAGAAAAACGAAAACATCTAGCTTGTCGATGCTGCCTGAGCAATGGTCAAAAATGGACAAGCTATCCGGCGGCAAGAAACACCGCTCGGCATGGCTTAGAGCGAAGATTGATCAACACAAGGAGAAGGAATAGAAAGATTAAAACACACGAAACACCGACACATCCAGAATTGTGCGAAAACTGCAATCCCTTAGTTGAGTCATCTAAGCTAGAATGGGTCAAAGTAGGAGGGATGAATATAGGTCTATATCGCCAACCGCTGACTTGGGTTTTACGCGATAAATACTCCGATGACGAGATAAAAATGAACGCCAAGTATTCACAGCAACTCGCTGCTAAATCCCGCGAGCTTGCCGACATGACAAAGCAGCTAACCGCAGTCACCGAACAGCGGGACAAGCTGGCGCACGAATTAGAAAGAATCACAATCACAGGCAGCGCAAAGTATTGCCGACAAATCGCAGACGAAGCACTCCAATACCTAAACCAACCAACCGACCGAATTAAGAAAGATAGATAGATATGAGCGAGGAAATTAGACGAGAGTTTGAGGAGTGGGCTTTATCACGAGGATTAAGCACGAAGAAGCTATTACCTGTATCTGAGATTTATTACATGGAATCCATGCAAAGAGCATGGGAAGCATGGCAAGCGGCTAGGAATCAGCGTCACTCTGATGAGTTGCACGATCAAACCATAATCACGGGGACAACTCCCGAAAGTTGACCTCTTCGCCTGGCAAAACGATAAAATGCGAATATGCCTCCGAAGCAAATAACGACCGCGAAAAACATTGAAATCGAAACACTGCAAACCGCAGATTTAATCCCTTACGCGCGAAACACCCGAACGCACTCAGAGGCGCAGGTTGCACAGATTGCAGGATCGATCCGAGAGTTCGGCTTCACGAACCCCGTCTTGATCGATGGGGAAAATGGAATCATCGCAGGGCATGGTCGAGTCATGGCAGCGCAGAAGCTCGGACTCGACAAGGTGCCGTGCATCCGCCTAGGCTATCTGACCGAGACACAGAAACGCGCTTACATTATCGCAGATAACAAACTCGCGCTGAATGCCGGATGGGATGAAGAAATGCTCGCGCTTGAATTAAGCGAACTGAAAGACGAGGACTTTGATCTATCGCTGATCGGCTTTGATGAATCAGAGCTCGCCGACCTGATGGCGGAGACAACCGAGGGAGAAACCGACCCCGATGAAGTGCCTGAGCCGCCCATCGATCCGGTGAGCGTGCTTGGCGATGTCTGGGTGCTTGGTAAGCATCGACTCATGTGCGGAGACTCGACCAGCATTGATGACCTGCGGAAGCTGTGCGGCGAGCAGGACGTTGACATGTGGCTCACCGACCCGCCGTACAACGTCGCGCTGGGCATGAACGAAACGCCCGAGCAGGCGAGGAAGCGCAATCGACGCACCGACGGGCTGACCGTCAAGAACGACGAAATGAAAGAAGCAAAACCATGAGCGCAAAAAAACAACCCAGAGAAGATGATCCGAAGATCGGAAGACCATTGATAGAAATCGACCCGGCAACGGTTGAAAAGCTCGCTGGCATCGGTTGCTCGAATAAAGAAATCGCTGCCGTTGTCGGTTGCTCGGTTGATACTTTGGCAGATCGTTTCTCCGCTGAAATCGAGAAAGGGAAGGAAAACGGGAAAACAAGGCTCAGGAAAAAGCAGTTTGAATTGGCACTAGCCGGCAACGTCGCGCTTTTGATTTGGCTCGGCAAGCAGATTCTCGGACAGGCTGAAAAGGTCGAAGCTAAGACAGAGCATACCGGCAACGTCAACGGCACGCTGAGCAAGGAAGATGCCGAAGCAGTGAGTGCATGGGCGGCAGACATTCGAAAACATATCAGAGGGACTCGCACCCACAAAACGAAATGAGTCCTGCTGAGTTCGCGGTCATGAAGCTAGGCAAACGCCCGTATGACTGGCAGGCCGAAGCGATGGAATCCGTGGGCTTACAAGCCGAAGGTGGTCAACCTCTCTCCTTGGTTGCTGCTAACGGATCAGGCAAGACCAGCGATGTGATCGCGCCGATTGTTTTGTGGTTCTTGAACGAATACCCAAGGGGACAAGCCATCATCACTTCGGGTTCATTCCGTCAGGTTGAGAAGCAGCTATGGCCTGCGATGCGAACACACCGCCGCGTCTTTCCTCATTGGGATTTCCTTCAAACTGAGATCAAGACGCACGAAGAGGGTTTCGCACTTGGCTTCGCAACTGACGACGCGGGACGGGCCGAAGGTTGGCATCCAAAGCTCGGCAATCATACCGACCCCGTGATGATCGTAGTTGACGAGGCGAAGACCGTGCCGGAAGGCGTTTTCGAAGCGTTTGACCGATGCACAAGACTCTTTCAAATATGGGCAAGTTCACCGGGCGCACCGCGTGGCGCATTCTACGACTCGCATCACTCGCGGGCCGCGCATTTCTACTCAATCAAGGTCAGCTCTGATATGTGTCCGCACATCGACCCCGAAAAGCGGCAGCGTGACTTGGAGACTTACGGCGCAGACCATCCAATCTACCGCTCAATGCACCTTGCGGAGTTCACTGAGGATTTGGACAGGCTTGTGATCGATTCACAGCGGCTCGCCAAAGCCATCGAGTCGCAGCCGCCAAAAAATGAAGAAGGCGAGACCGTGGCATTCTGTGACTTCGCAGCGGGGCGCGACGAAAACGTGCTAGCGATACGAAGGGGAAATCACGCTTGCATCGCTAAGGCATGGATTGAGAAGGACACGATGCAAGCGGCGCGTGAGTTCGTTCATCAGTTCGCATTAAATGGATTGCAGCCCGGTCAAGTGTGGGGAGATGCTGACGGATTAGGAACCGTAATGATTGACGCTATCGAAGAGCTCGGCTTCTTCATGAACCGATTTCACGGTGGGCAAGCTGCGAGCGATCCCGAAGAATACGCGAACCTCATCGGAGAAGTGTGGCACGTTGGAGCTCGTGAGATCGAGCGGGGCCGCGTTTACCTCGGACAGCTCGACCCGATCACCTTCAGACAGATCAGCACGCGGAAAAGCGAATGGAGCGACAAGGGCAAGCTGCGCTGTGAGAGCAAGGAGAAGATGGCAAAGCTCGGCATCAAGTCCCCTGACCGCGCTGACGCTCTGCTAGGCTGCATCGGCTGCGGCTCACGGTTAAGCGGTGCGGTTTCCGCGAAAAACATTATTCAGCAGCCGAGAGATTCAATGCAATTCAGCACTGGACTCGTGACGGGATTCTAACGGGGGCCACTGCTGCCGCTATCACACACCGATCTTGAGGCGATATAACACAAGCCAACTCGCAAGAGATACGATCCATGGCGGCAACATACGAAATCCCAAGCATTACCAGAGGCGATACGTTCGCGGCACGTAATATCGCGACCGTCACGCAATCCGCCTCCGCCGTTGCCGTTTCTTCCGCAGTGATGACGATCGTCACAGCAGCCGGAGTGACCGTTGTTACATGGGACACCGAAGAATCTACCGCGAACATTACCGGAGCAGGATCCAACGTTATTCATATCAATGAAATTTCAGATTCAGTCACCGCTGAGTGGCCGCTAGGCAAGCACGATTTCGCGCTCAAAGTAAGACTAACAGCGAGCAGCGATAAAATCACCCTGCTGAAAGGAAGTATAACCATCCTAAAATGAGTGATCTAATCGAAATAACTCTGACGCAGACTCCGCCGATTAACCTTTCGGGCAGTGAGGAAACTGTTTTTCAGGTCGCCATCGAAGAGAATCCTGAGATTTCAGTCACTATTGAAGAACCAAGCGCGGCAGATGTCACAGTAGCTATTTCTCAGCCTGCCGATCTAACTATCGAACTTCCAGGAGAAACCGTCATTGACTTAGAGGTAACTCAACCACCCGCGATCCTCGTCCAAATCATGGAGGCCGGAGAATCCAACGGGGTTTCCGGATGGGTTACGCTCAAAGATTCATGGACTACCGCACCTGTGTTGATCGACACCATCGCAGCGGGGGAGGTTTATCAATACGCTTATGGAGCTACCATCTACTACCGCCTCGTACCTTCTCCCTACGATTCAAGTTTGGATCAATTCTTCTCCGCATTCTCAAGCCCTAACTTGTCCGGGCTAATTGTGACAAGAGCGCAACCAATCTAAAAAAAGAAAAAACATCATGCCAAAATCAACCACATTCTCAAACGATCTTGCTTTGCTGATCTTCAATGCGACGGCAATCGCCAACATCGCAGACAACGCATCAGCAGCGCCAGCAACCAGCCTTTACCTTTCGCTGCATACAGCAACGCCCGGCATTGGTGGTTCACAGCTTACCAACGAAGCAGCCTATACAAACTATGCTCGTATTGCGATTACCCGCAACGGCGCAGGATGGACAGTAGCAAGCGGCGCAGCAACAAACGCGGCACTTGCTCAGTTTCCTCAATGCGGAGCTTCTGGCGCAACTCTCACCCACGTTGCAATCGGCACAGCATTGAGCGGTGCAGGCAAGGTTCTTTACGCAGGCGCACTTTCAGCGTCACTTGCTGTATCCAACTTGATTCAGCCCCAGTTTGCAATCAACGCCCTTACCGCAACTGAATCCTAATCATGTCCACTCCACATAAATGTTCGGAATGCGGAGAGGTGGTATTGATCGAGGTTGAGGTAATCACTCGCACTTGTGAGCATACCGAAGCTCCAATCATAGCTGAGATGGAAGCCGTTGCTTACGGCGTTGGGGGATTACAGGAATAAATCATGGCGGGATTTGCGTCAGTATCAGAGCTAGCATCTGCTGAGGAATCCGGCAATGTCAGGTATTCTAGCTTTAGGAAACAATCGAATCAGATTTCCCCGCAAGGAATATGGTTTGATCTTTCCATGGCTTCCGGTTTCCCCTCGCCTCAGTATTACGCAGCGACCCCTTTAACTGCCATCGCGCTAACCCAATCAGGCGATGGAGGGTTATCTCACGGAGGTAACGTATCGCCTTTGACTAAGCACGTTCGTCACATCATGGCAATGACCACGACAGCAACGCCATTGCCAATGCCTATGATGCTTCTGGATTATCTCATGTTCTACCCGTTCATCGACGAGGGCACAACTGATGAGCAATTCCTAGCGAATACAGTCACCCTGCCCCGCTACACGACAGGCGCGGGAGTTAAGATCATGGCGGTATCAGTAGCAGGTCGAACAGGTGGACAATCGTTTTTTGTGAACTACACCAACCAAAACGGCACAGCGGGTAGAATCAGTTCAACAGTCATTCAAAATTCCGTATCGGTGAACGGATCAATCGTGACAAGTGATAGGGCTATTGCAGCCGCGTCAGGCGCATTTATCCCGCTCCAAGCTGGCGATACTGGAGTAAGAAGTATTCAAAGCGTGACCATGCTCGGCGGCGATGTGGGATTGTTCACGCTTGTCCTTGTGAAGCCTCTTTGCCAAATGCAAATCAGAGGGGTTGACGCACCCGTTGAAATCGATCCCTTTCTTAATTTCGCACAATGTCCACCGATTCAGGACAACGCTTACCTCAATTTCATTTGTTGCCCAAACGGATCGCTTTCAGGCACTCCGATTCACGGGCTAATTAAAACCGTTTTTAACTAACCAAATAATAATAATATGCCCGGATTCACCAGCTTTGACGACTTCATTCAAAAAACTTCAGTTCTCGGAAAGTTCTTTCGTTCTGATTGGAACAAAAACTTTAACCCAACCACAGCGGCGGTTGCGGGTGAGTGGCATTCTCTATTCAGAGGGGGTGGCAACCCAGCGGCAGACGCTATATTGAACACGGGAACGAACCTTTCGTTCCAGCAACTCACCGATACCACGACGAACGCAACAGGCATTTTACATGGCGGCAACGTAGCCCCTGACTACAAGCACCTAGTCAACGCCAGCGCGTTTAGTGCATCGGCAACTACCATGCCAGCCGTTGCGATGCTTGTGGATATTGTAGGCTTCTATCGCGTGACTTCTGTGACGACTACCACAGCACAAGCGACAACGAACACGCTTACCGCACGGGGGGATTTTACGGCAGATGCAGGAACGGATACTATCACTCATTCGTTCTTTAATTTACTTCCGCTTACTACTGTTAGATTCACTACCACAGCCGCGCTTCCCGCTGGTTTAGCTCTCGCAACTGACTATTTTGTTATTAAGGTAACAGACACAACTTGCAAGCTCGCGACAAACTACGCGAACGCCGTCGCTGGAACAAGTATCGACATCACAAGCACCGGCACGGGAGTGCATACACTTAACTGTCTCCTTCCTCGTTATACAAACGGCGCAGGGGTTCAGGCTATCTTCATTAACTCCAACGCCACACCGCTCGGAGTTTCCGCGCCCAACCTTAGCCTTGGATACACGAACAGCGCAGCGACCGCATCTAGAGCTACGCCAAGCATATTGCCAATCGGCAAGGTAGCAGCGGCGAACTCACTTGTTCTCTACTCGGGAACGGGAGCAGGTAAATACAATCCAATGATGCCGTTACAAGCTGGAGATGCCGGGATTCGATCAATTGAATCAATCACGAACTCAATCACTTATGTTTCTGGCGAGTATTCAGTCTTGCTCATCAAGCCACTTCTCACCTTACCAATGACAACCCTAGGAGTCGCAGCGGAACGCGACTTAATGAACCAAGTCCCATCTCTTCCTCGGATCTATGACGGAGCGTGTTTGACTTGGCTTCTTTATTCAGGAGTTGGCACACCTGTAAACAGTTCGTTCATCGGCCATCTTGATTTTGCTTGGGGTTAATAAATAATGCTTATCGGAAATTACAGCGTTCTGAATAAAATGATCGGTCGAACCATATCAGGTTCGACGTTGAATGATCGTGCATCTTCTGGCAAAAACGGAAACATTAGAGGATTTCTTTTGAGTGCCCCCCGTGCATCTATCCCGCTTGGCGCCACCTCGCCGACATCATGGGCATTAGCTACAAAGAGCGGCGGCATTGCATCATTCACCGGCACTAAAGGAGCTGGCAATTTAGCCAACCTAAACCTAGCAGGAGGTTTGAAAGGGACAGCGGCATTGACGGGAACGGGCAATATCACAAACGCAGGGATTGTTTATATCATCGTTGCATCCGCAGCACTCACTGGTAACGGGGCAATCGCGGCGGCAATCAAAGGAGCGCTTAGTCTTGAGTCAAATCTAGTTGGCGCGGGCGCATTATCTTCTGACTTAGTTGGAGCTTTATCAGCAACTGCGGCACTTGCTGGAAGCGGTAACGTATCGGGAGACTTAGCAGGAGCATTGCAAGCAGTCGCAAACTTACTCGGAAGCGGTGAGGTCTCAGCCGATATTACTGGCAGCATCCAGATGATTTCCAATTTAAGCGGCAACGGTGACGTAAGCCAAGCAGCGGCAAAGATGATATGGAAGATGGTCGCAGATCTTGCTGGGTCATCGAATGCAACCGCTTCGGTTGTTGCGCTAGGAAACACCATCGCAGCGTTAAAAGGCAACGGAGAACTTACAGGCGCACCAAGAGCAACGGCGGGAGTTAGTTCAGATATTACAGTTACGGGCGATTTGCTCACAACTTCCAACGTGGGGGCGGCAGTAAGAGATACACTGCTTCAAGACCTAGACACCATAAACGAAGGCGTCCAGAAGGCGTCTCTCGGAATTCCTCACTCTGTAGATCTAACTAATTAATGGGGGCCACTCCAACGCCATGACTTTTGACGGCGACTGAAAAAAGGTGTGTCATTCAATGCAGCAGCAGCGCGTCATTCTAGTTCACGGTTTCAACGTCTCAGACGACGGGAAAGGCACGACTGGACGTCTAGCGAGCTTATTCCGCAAGAATGATCGATACGAAGTGACCGAATTTTTAAGCGGTTGGCGAGGACTGCTAGGCGTTCGCGTATCAAACAAACGCAGAGCGCAGCAACTCGCGAAAGAAGTTCATGCCGGTGATATTTTAATCGGTCATTCGGATGGTTGCAACCTCATCGATCAAGCATTGCATGAGCTTTCATCATTGTATAAAGCCAAGGTTTCTTGCGTGTATTTCAACCCAGCACTCGACTGCGACACGGCTCTCTCTCCAACCGTTAGCAAGTGCCTCGTTTTCCACACGGAGAGCGACAAAATCGTCTGGCTCTCGCGCTGGTTAGCTTTTCATCCCTGGGGGGAAATGGGAAAGCTAGGTTACAAAGCCACCCATCCCTCCCTCCACGAAAAGCGTTATCGTAATCATTCTTATGAGTCGATCAATCATCACGGGCTAGGCCACAGCGGGATCTTCAAAGCACCTATCGCGCTCAATAGCGCCTTGCGCATCATTGAAGATGAATTTCACCTAATACCAAAAGCAATCCCGATTCCCGAATAGTCATGCAAAAGATCATCATACTAGACCCCGGCCACGGAATGAGCAATCGCAAGCAAGGCGTGTTCGACACGGGTGCGGTATCTGGCGGAATAACCGAAGCTGATATTGTCATGGAATGGGCAAACGAATTGCGGGAAGTTTTACTGAATAGAGGCAAACGAGTAGTCCGAACCCGCATCAGCCATTCCGATTCAGCGTCCATCAGCGAAAGAGCCAAGATAGCCAAAGATTATCACGGCGACATAATGTTATCGCTTCATTGCAACGCATCGGACGGAAAAGCCAGCGGAACAGAGACATTTTACCGAGGGACAAATTACAAGACAAAAGCTGCAAAAATCACTTCTGCTGTATGCGGTGCGCTAGGGACAAGGAACCGAGGCGCGAAGACGGAAAGCGAGAGTCAGCACAGCACCCTCGCCATCATGTCATTTCAGCCGTGCTTCTTACTTGAAATCGGATTCATCGACAACGCATCGGACAGAGCGAAAATGATTGATCCTGATTTAAGGCTATCCGCTTGCAACGCAATAGCGGAAGTACTGCTAAACGCTTAACCACTCACTAAAGATTACTCATGGAAATTCCCGTCTCTTGGATTCTCGCCACTCTAATTTCTCTCTCAGGAGTAATAGCAACGCTCGCCGGTATCATCTGGCGCAACTTGCAATCCCGCCTCGACGCACAAGACGCATTGATCGAACATTTTCGCAAAGATATTGACCGACTGTCCAAGGGCTGCGGCGTAGAGGTCTGTCATTGGCGTCACCGCTAAACAACGGGGGCCACTCTCACACGGCGACACACGCGAGAGACGCTGGCAATCTCAGCGCATGGGAAAAATCTTAGATTTCGTTAAGTCAGCATTCACGCCAAGCGGTGAAGAATTAGTGACGGCGGCATCAGATCGCAATGATTCGCTCTCTCAGTCGATCAATCTACCGATGGCGAGGGACAGAATGCTTGAGTTTTTCGAGCGCGAGCAGTTACCGGGCGACGTAAAGCAAACGCTTGCCGCTGCTTTGAATGGCGATCTTCACTATCAGCATCTTCTCTTTACGGCTATGATTGACTCATGGCCGAAGCTGCAATCGAACATCGGAGAAATTGCAAGAGCGGTCGCTAACTCGCCGTGGAAGGTAATGCCGTTTGCTATTCGTGGCGACGATCCAACGCCAGAGTCAGAAATACTCGCGAAGGAGATCGAGGAAATCGTATGGAGAATGAAGCCGGACGTTAAGCGCGGCGAAAACAACCTGGAAGAGATGATCTCCACGTTCGCGATGAGCTATTTCATCGGACATGGGGTAGAAGAAATTCTTTGGAGCAAGGATAAAGACGGAATGTGGAAGCCACGCGCCACGAAGCCGGTTCCTGCGCGTTTCTACGGCTATCCCTATGACACGATGCGTCACGGCGACGACAACGAAGACAGGCTGATGCTTGACACCAGTGGACTGACGGGGAGCCGGAACTACGTCGATTTCCCAGACAACCGTTTCCTGATCGGGATCAACAAAGGACACATCGGACACGCCTCAGTCGCAGCACCTCTCCGAGCTCTCGCTCCCTACTGGCTCGCTGCCGTCTATGGTCTCAAGTGGTTTATGAACTTCACTCAGCTTTACGGCATCCCATGGAGACACGCCGAAGTAGCAGACCCGAAAGATGACAACGCAGTTGCCAGCATGCTCGCAGGCATCGGAAGTCGTGGTTATCTCATCACTCGACCTAAAACGAAGATAAACCTAGTGGAATCGTCCAAAGGCGGAGGAAACCTACCGCAGCGCGAGCTTATCGACCTAGCTGACAAGCAGTGCGATACGTTCATCCTTGGACAAACCCTGACCAGCGGAACAGATGGAAGCGGAAGTCGTGCGCTTGGAGAGGTTCACGCCGACACGAAGCAAGCGAGAATTGATGCAGTTTGCGATTTCGTCGGGCGCGTTCTCACTTATCAATTCATCCCCGCAATCATCGCCGTCAACTATGGCACCGGACGTGAAGACGCGCCGGAGATATGGGTAAAGCGTGAGATCGTGAAAGATGAGAAAGCCAAGGCCGAGCGCATGGAAATTCTCACCCGCATGAACTTGCCGATGTCAGAGGCTTTCGTTTATGAGGACCTCGGCGTGCCTATCCCAGCGGAAGGCGACAAACTTTTTCAGCTCGTCCCTGTAAGGACTCCAGAGGTTACACAAAAAGGAACGCCACCACCTGACGAGACTAAGGACGAGCTGAAAGCAATTCAAGCGGCTGCTGCCGCATCAGATAAACTCAAAACCGTGGACATGCTCGCTGATTCCGTGCTCGAGAGCCTAACGGGAGTCACCCGCGAATGGCTCTCACCTGTCCGCCCAGCTTTTGAACGTCTCGCAGCCCTAGCAATGTCCAAAAGCGTCACCGATGAAGACTTCATGGCCGCGCTCGACAAAGCTCAGAAAGAAATGCCTGAGCTATTCGACCGGATCAAAACCGAAGCCCTGCAAGATGCTTTCGAGAAAGCAATCGGAACGGCCATGATCGCCGGAAGCGTCAAACGATACGAAGAATGATTCAGATCGATGTCAGTATCGACAGCAAGGTTTCCGAAGAAATCGGCGCTTTGATCGACTCGCTCACGGGCAGCGGATTAACTGACCTCAACGAGGTCGGCGGTAGACAGGCGAGGGAAGGGGCGGAAACGTATCACCTAGCATTCAGCCAGCGAGGGGGATGGAAGGGCGGTCGCTACATGCAAGGCTCACTTGGTAAGTCCGGAGAGTTCGGATCAAAAGTAGCGGCTGGCTGGTCATTTCGCACCGCTGATCCATCCGGCGCAGTGATCGGAAACAATGCGGATTACTACGCTTTCAAGGTGAATGGAGGAACGATCACACCGAAGCGCGTTTCATGGCTCACTATTCCGCTGATTCCAGATGCGAAAGGCCGACGCGTTGCTGATTATGAGATTTACGCCAGAAAGAAACTCTTTCGGCCAAAGGGGAAGAATGTGCTCATGGAAAAGACCGATGACGGTGGAGTGCGCGGCGTTTATGCACTTGTGAAAAGCGTCACCATGCCGCCGATGCCGGACGCGATACCGCCCGAAGAATTACTTGCTGACGAATTCTCGAAAGGCTGGCTCGATGCCCTAACTGATAAACTTGAACTCTTATGATTACTCAGCCCATGCTATACGAGGACGCAATCCGCTTCATCCTCGACAAGAACCCGAACCCGCAAGAATGGGATTCGACATCGTGGGCAAGCGAAGAAGACGCGGTAAAATTCCGCTCGTTCTTTTCGTCACGGGTTGAGAACGCACGTTTTCTTGATCGAGCGCAGGCTTTCATTTTTGACTACATGGCAGGAACTACTGAAAAGGTTGTTTCGCCTAGCGGAGTTGAAAGCATTGCTATTCGGGCCGGTGGCCGTGCCGAGTTCGTCCGGGCGATGCGTGTCTTCATGGTCAAGGAAGGCATGGCGAGCGAGGGCGAATTCTCAGAGGTGAACCAAAACGACCTGCAAGACATCAAAAGCGAAAGCCGCCTACGCCTGATCTTTGACACGAACGTGCGGCAAGCCTACGGGTTCGGAAATTGGAAGCAAGGGATGACACCCGCCGTTCTTCGCCGCTTTCCGGCTGCTCGCTTCATTCGCAAGCGCAACGTCGGCATCGAGCGCATGAGACACGCAGAGCATGAAGGCGACGTGAGGCTGAAAACAGATGAAGGATGGTGGGCGATGTATCAAAACGACCCACAGATCGGCGGCTTCGGGGTGTCATGGGAGCCGTATGGCTTTAGATCAGGCATGGGACAGCAGGACGTTAGCCGAGAAGAAGCGAAGCGGTTAGGGCTGGAAGTCGATGACGTGAAGGAAACCGCAAAGCCTCCCGAACTCAACGAAGGGTTGAGCGCGAGCGTCAAGACGATGAATCCCGACGTGAAGAAACGATTGCTTGATGAATTGAAGCAGAAACGCCAGTCGCTAGGCAGCAAGACCGCCGACGATTATGCACGCGAAGCCGTTGCTAGAATCAGGGAAAAGGAAGATCGGATCGTCATGGATTAACGGGGGCCACTCCCACAGAATGACATTGTGAGGTTTTCTTGCTCAATTTCACAGCGTGCTTCAACTCGTTACATCAGCTAACCTTGTTACTGCGATTTCCTTTTCCGGAAATAGCAGCGAAGCACCTGCTGAAATCGTATTCCTACCAGAGGGAAGCCATAAGATTTTCCCGCTGTCTAACAAAAACGGCATTCAGATTCACATTCCAGCCGACAAAGGCGAAGCAATCGCAGCCGCTCTCAATAAAGACCTGCAGAAGCGCATGAGCGACCCAGTAAAGCCTTGGACTGACTTTGAGCACACCCGCAAGTTCCCGGCATCTGCTTACCCGACTTCCTTCCGTTACGAAAAAGGGAAGGGCGTCATGGCTGCGATGGACTGGTCGAAAAGTGGTCGTGATGCAGTAGAAGGTCGCGACGTCCGCTATTTCTCGCCCGAATTTTACGTAGATAGCAACGGATTCCCTACCGGCTTACCGCTAAAAGGTCCAATCGGCGGATTAGTCACCGAACCCGCATTCCGAGACATCGGAGCTATTGCAGCCAGCGAATCACACCAAACAAACACTACAAACATGACACTAGTATACGCCTCCCTCTCGATCAGCGCAGCCGCTGAAAATGCAGAAACCGAAGCTGTAAAAGCTATCGAAAATCTTAAAGTAAAAGCAGCCGATGCAGATCGCCTTGAGACTGAAAACAAGGATCTCAAAACTAAAGTTGAAGCAGCCGAGGCGAAAGAAGTCGAAGCCGTCAAACAACGCGCCTCTGATCTTGTGAGCGCAGCCGTCACAGATGGCCGCTTGCTCGCTAAAGACACCGAGAAGCAAGACAAGTTCCGCGAAAAGATTTCAGCAGGTGACAGCTTTGCTGAAGAAATTCTTGCTCAGCTTCCAAAGCTCAATGATGAACTCGGCAATCCAATCGTCAAAGCAGGCGCGGCAGCAGGCCAAGACAGCGAAACTCGCGTTACTGCCGCTCTCACATCTGCTCGCACCGAGCTAGGCGAATCCGCCGGCTTCCAGATCGTCTGGGAACGCGCCGCCGAAATCGATCCTCAAGCATTCGCATAATCCCAAACCAAAACAAATCTCACACACCTAAAAAATATGAGCACCCTAGCAAATGAAATTCCAATCCTCCCGTTCACGAACGGCGCGGTCGCTGTAACCCGTGGAAAAATCGTCAAAGTCTCCGCGGGAACGACTATCGTCACCACCGCAGCCACCGAAGTAACACTCGGCGTGGTTATTAACGACTGCGAAGCAAGTGGAATCGTCAGCGTCGCCCCTTCCGGTTCCGGCGCAATCGTCTTCGTAGAAGTTTCTGCATCAGGTATCGCTATCGGCGACAACCTCGTTCCAGCCGCTTCCGGCCAGTGCAACAAGTCCACGACCGCAACGCATAAAGTGTTCGCGGTTGCTCTTGAGGCTTCCACCATCGCGGGACAGCTAATCAAAGCCGTTCTTTCTCCGTCATACATCATCCTTCCTTAATTTTAACCCAAAAATTCACACCTTAACTCCATAAGATCATGGCTACTCCTGCAAACATCTCCACACTAAACCAATTCGCAAAGGGACTCTTTCAATCGACCTCTTCGCCTTTGGCTGACTTCCTCGCTCCCATCGTCACAACCGGCGCGGCACAATTCACCATCATTGACTACGCCAAGCGTTCCGGCTTCCAAGTGCCTAACGCAAAACGCGCAATCGGTGGCGATTCCACAGCCGTTCAAACCGATGGCGAGCGCCTTTCGATCAGCCTCAACCCTTATGCTTTGCATGACATCATCGACACTCACGAACTTGACCATGCCACCACCGGTGAAGGTTCTCGTTTGCTCCGTGAGGCTCGCGTTCAAAACCTCGTATCTCAAGCTGGCAACAGCCGCCTGAATGAGACTCTGACCGTCCTTCGCGCTGGCGTCGCTGCCTCTGCCGAAGTTTGGGGCGCATCGGATGATCCAGTTGCTGACATCGACGCTTACATGGAAACCATCGCCAACGCGACCGGCCTCATTCCTAACCGCGTCGTTTTCAACCTTGGCGCATGGTCGATCTTCAAAAATCACAGCAAAGTGATTGCTCGTTACCCTGGGACACAGAAGATCAATCCTTCAATTGATGATATTGGCAGTCTCTTCCTCAACCCGAACGCGAAGTGCATGGTTTCGACCGCCATCAAAGACACTCCGATGAACGGCACTTCTACTAAGTCGAAAGCGCTTGGAACTGAGGTTTGGCTGTATTTCGCAGAGGAAAGCGCAAACACCTTCGACGCATCCGCGTTTAAGACGTTCCGCGTATCCGCGAACCCTTTCGGCGGCGTTCGCGTCCTTCAGAAAGACTTCGGCGAAAAAGTCATCACCGAATGGACTGAGGCAGCATACGTCAACAACGCTGCTTGCGCCGCTCGCCTCACAATCACCACTGTCTGATCCGTTCAGTTTGTCGTTAGCTCAAGCCGCCGTTCCTGCCAGTGGGACGGCGGCTTTTCCATTCATTGCACACGGGGGCCACTCCCGAAGATAGCGGCTAGAAAACAATCACCGCATGATTCTAATCGTGCCTTGGATAACCTTTACCGCCGGTGATGTAAAAGCTCGCATGAGTGCGCGGGAGCTTGAGGTTTATGAAGCAACCGCAACCGAAGACGACGTGACACCGATTGACCGCATGGCGGTAATTGTCGCGCAAGTTCTCGCAATGTTTCGAGGCGCGATCCGATCGAACCCAGCAACGACCCAAATGGGAGCCGCTGGAACTCTGCCTGATTTCTGCATTTATTACGCCGCTGTGATTGGGAGAAATTCTCTCATCGGCTTAAGCCCAGTTTCCGAGGGCATGACCGATCCAAGGCGCGAGGAACAGAAAGCAGCCGAAAAGATGCTCGCCGATCTCCGCACTATGTCTTCTCAAGCGTTCGCTGACGATCCTGTCGCAGCTGCCGCCTCATCGTCTTACGGCGGCGCAGATTTACTAGATTTCTAATTCATGTCACGACTCCGCACACTAGCAAACACTATGAAAGCACGGCTCGAGGATCAAATCCCCGAGTTGGCTGATCGCGTGATCGTGTATCGCCGGCATGACATCGAGAGCCAGTTTGAGCAACGCATGGCGAAGTCGAAAGGCCGCTGCGTCGTCATTCGTTTAATCAGCGCGAAGAATACCAGCAAGGCCGACGCTAGCTTCTATGAGGGCAATTTCACCGTCTCGCTTTTCACCGTGCCATTGCTCACTGCATCGGACACAAAGGACGCTGACGATCTGCTGGCAGAGATTGAAGCCGCGCTGAATAATTGGTGGCCCACAACGCTGAAATCCAACACGCGAATGAAGCTGAAATCGGGCGACATCACTTTCCGAGACGAAAACGAGTTTGACATCGCGCAGATCATTTTCACTTCGCCCCTCTCGTCCCTACAAGCCGTCACAGGCGACGTTTAACAACAAACCACCACCATCATCATCATCATGTTAGAAGAAACCGCACCCGCCACAGAAATAGCACCGAAAGCAGCAAAGCCAGCCGTCAACAAGACCGCGCAAGTGATCGCCTTGAAAGTTATCCGATACGGAAATTTTACTTGCGCTCCCGGTCACAAGATCGAAGCGATGGATTTCGATGAAGCATCTCTCCGCGTCTCATCCGGCGAAGTCCAACTCGTCAAAGTTAACTGAATCACTCTCACAACCTCAAAACACACCCTTAAAATAATATGAAAGACATCATCATTGGATCACACGCTTGGTTCGCTCGCGAAGGCTCAACCGTTGGCGCTTCGCCCGTCGTTTCCACCGCTCTCCCTGTCTTCGCCTCTACCGAGGCTGACTGGACTCAACTCGGCTCGATTGAGCAATGGGAGCCTCAGATCGAACAAACCAAAGTCACCCGCCGCGCACCCGTCACAGGCGGAGGCAAATATGAAGACCGCAAGGAATTCATCCTGGACTCGAAACTCGTTCACGCCTTCGCGATCCAACAATTCGGCGAGCTTGAATTTGAGCTCCTGTCAAACGCTGATGGAGTGACTGCCGGCGCATACGTTCCGAACAGCCGCAGCGAGGCGATTGAAGGATGGCTCCACCGTGAGGCATACGAGCAGGACGGCGATCTCATCGACACTTCCGACACATGGGTATCGCTCACCATGGATTCCTTCCAATTCGCCGAAAACCTCAACCCGCACACATTGATGGCGCGAGTCCTTGGCAACGTACTTAATGAAGGAACTCTCTCAAACTTGAGCTAATCCGCTGAAATGGAACTCTTCGGATCATTCGCTCGCATCACCTACGACCCTGACGGCATCGCTCTAGTTCTTCTCGACTATAATGATGACCTTTGGGAGCCGTTGGCGATCAATGGCGACCAAATGGTTCAAGTTCAAGGATTCGTTCGGGCGGCAGGCATCAAGGCGTTTGCAAGAGGTAATGAAAAAACCTCGCTCAACTTCATCAAGTGCAATGTCGAAACGAGCGTTGTCGAAGGATTCGCCACGCTACTGAGTGACATCGTAGCACTTCCGAAATCTACCGCTGATATTCTCATCAGTTTAGAAGACGGGAGAAACTGGCGGATTCCAGACGCGGCGATTCAAAGCTGGCCAGCAAGCCAAGAAGCGCGGCTGACGAGGCAAACCGTGGAGATAATCGGCGGGAAAATAGCAAGCGACGCGGGAGTTTACATTCCCGGCCAAACGTGGGGCGAAATCAATTACGAGTGGGAAAATCTAGGATAAAAAATCATGGCTGCAGACCTAACAGGACTTACACCGGGCGGAGTGGACGACACTTACAAATGGCTCGCTCATTTCGGCGTTCAAGGCGCGTTACCAGCGGACGGCGGGACTCCCGTAATTCTCTACAAAGGCGACGGCACGGCAACGCCTATTTCGATGACGGCGACTAAGCTATTCGTTAACGGGATCGAGGTATTGGCCGCGAAAAACAAGTTGAACGCGACAGTTGCGCCGAACGTCAATGATGACATCACTTATGGTTACTCAGTCGGCTCGAAATGGTATGATCTGACCGCTCAGGAAGCATACCTTTGCTTTGACGCCACCAACGGCGCGGCAGTATGGGAGAAGGCCACGTTGACCGCTGATGAGCTTGGAGACGCTGCCTTTAAGAATACCGGCACTGGCGCGGGAACGGTAGCTGCTGGCAATGACAGCCGATTCGCCGATGAGCGCGTCCCGACCGCAGCGGGATTGACGAGTAAATTTGGAACCAACAAAGCCACGATTGCGAACGGCGACAAAGTTACGATTCTCGACTCAGCCGTATCATTCACGCCGAGGCACGTCTTGTGGAGTTTGATCGTATCGACTCTAACCGCGGCATTCAACTCGCTATACGCCACCGCAGCACAAGGAACGACCGCAGAAGGAGCGTTGCAGCGGTCAGGCGGGACGATGACGGGAAATATAATAGGCACGCAATTACTCGCAGACGACGACTCTCAATCTGTCCTACCTAATACTCGCCAACTCATCGGAAGTGACGGCACGACAACCACAGTAGATTGGTCTGGCACAGGCTATAACAGCGGCGCAGCTATGAGCTTTGCAATCGGAGGTTACGATGGATCGGTGCAATTTGGATTCAACGCCAACGGTAACACCTTCGGAGCAGCAATGGGCTACTATGCCGACGGTAACGCCAACGGAGCAGCAATGGGCTACTATGCCGACGGTAACGCCTACGGAGCAGCAATGGGCAACCAAGCCAACGGTAACACCTAC